GGCCAAGAAAGCACAAGTAATTCAGGATGCACTGGCTATAGCACTAGGTGGCATAGTTTCCATTGCGATAATAGTTGGTATTGTTTGGATGTTTACTTTGGGGGGCTAATGCTTACATTGTTGTCAACTTTCATGTCGTTTCTTATGGGTGGTTTGCCCAAGGTCTTGGACTTCTTTCAGGATAAGTCAGATAAGAAGCATGAGTTAGAACTAGCCAAAGTCCAGATTGAGCGTGAACTAGCCTTGGCTAAAGAGGGCTATGCGGCTCAACAGCGGATCGAGGAGGTCAAGCTTGACGAGATTAAGGTGCAGTCTGCATCTGACGAGAAAGTGGCTCTAATCGGCGCTCAACAGGCTGAGATACAGGCTATTTATGCTCACGATATAAGCCTTAATGAAGGCACTAGCCAGTGGATGAAGAATCTTAGGGCTTCGGTGCGTCCTGTCATTACTTATGGCTTCTTTGGTCTCCTATGCGCTTTAGATGCGGTTCTGGCTTATAAGGGCTTTGAGTCAGGTGTTTCCTTTAACGATATGGCTGCTCAGTTGTGGGATGACGAGACTCAGGCTCTATTTGCTGCGATTATCAGCTTCCACTTTGGCGGTCGGGCTTTTGGCAAATGATTAGTGACAAAGCCTTAAAGATGATTACTCACCATGAGGGCGTAAGGAATAAACCTTACCGCTGTCCTGCTGCTTTGTGGACTATTGGCGTAGGTCATGTTCTGTACCCAGAGCAGGGTAAATTGACTATGGCTGAACGGATGAATTTTCCCCTAAAGATAGAGCATTTCCGCAAATTCTCTAATGAGGAAGTCAATGAGATTCTTAAAGCCGATCTTGCTCGGTTTGTACGAGGCGTATCCAAGTATTGTCCTGTTATTGCTAGTCAAGGGCAGTTGGATGCGCTGGTCAGCTTTTCCTTTAATGTAGGGCTAGGGTGTCTACAGAGAAGTACATTAAGGCAGAAACATAACCGAGGTGATTATGAAGGAGCCGCTAAAGAGTTCCTAAAGTACACCAAAGGTGGGGGTAAGGTATTACCGGGCCTTGTAAAGAGGCGAAACCATGAAAAGGCTCTTTATTTAGGAGAGTAGCCATGAAGAAACTTGCTGTTGTCTTATCGCTAATAACTTGTTATAGTTTTGCAGAAGAATCACAGGCAGCAGGTTTCAAGAATAATGCTGGTGGATGGACGGTAATTACCACTAGGGATCATTATTGTGCTGGCTTAGGAATGAATGATGGCTATGCCTTTGGTACTGAATCTCACGTAAGGTTTTGTTGGACACGGAGAGGTAACGCAATTCTGGCAGTATTGGAAAATGGTGAAAACAGAACATGGCCTGTGGAGTCATTTCAGATGCTTCCTTCAGAGCCTGAATATCCAGTAGCAAGACCAAATGCCTAAAAAACTACCCGCAGACTGTATGCCAGCTTGTCAGTCCTGCTCTTTCTTTGACATAGAGCCTAAAGAAGACCTTGGTCTATGTAGACGCTATCCACCAGTGCTAATCAATATGGGCGATAGTGATTTTGATAGCACCTTCCCGGTAGTAGCAAGGGATGATTGGTGCGGTGAATTCCATCGTTTTACTAATTAGAGGGGATCATGCGAAAACCATCTTGCACAGAGCAAGAATTTATTGCCTTGTGGAATAAACACGGATCAGCAGCAGAATTAGCAAAAATATTAGGAATTTCTGACAGAAATGTCCATGCAAGACGAAGAAGAATTGAGAGTGAAAACGGAATTGCTCTTAAAGCTGTAGCAAAGAATAGCCCTGACTTTAAGGTTACGTATCCAGAAAACAATGTCAGGGTCAATGTAGAGTTACAAAATGGCATCATTATCGTAGGGTCTGACTGTCATTACTGGCCTGGCATTATCAGCACTGCTCACCGCGCATTCGTAAAGATCATCAAAGATTTAAAGCCAAAGATGGTCGTTATGAATGGCGATGTATTCGACGGAGCTAGCATCTCCCGTCATCCAGTCTCAGGATGGGGATCTACACCTACCGTAAAACAAGAGCTAGAAGCCTGTCAGGAACGTCTAGGAGAGGTCGAGGAGGCCGCAAAAGGTGCTTCCCTTAACTGGACATGGGGAAACCACGATATGCGCTTTAACGCCCGTTTAGCGGCTCAGGTAGGGGATACTTGGAAAGGCGTTGAGGGCATGAACCTGACTGACCATTTCCCACGTTGGAAGTTCTCAACCAGCATTATGGTCAATGACAGCACAATGATTAAGCATCGTTATCATAATGGCATCCATGCTGTTTACAATAATACGATGAAGGCTGGCGTTAGCGTCGTAACTGGGCACTTACATAGCCTTAAAGTTACGCCTTGGTCTGATTACCGTGGAGATAGATACGGTGTAGATACAGGTACTTTGTGTGACGTTAATGGTGGTCAGTTTGAGTATTCTGAAGACAACCCTAAGAACCATCGGTCAGGTTTTGCTGTTCTAACCTATGTCGATGGTCATTTATTGCCTCCAGAACTATGTCAGGTATGGGATGACGATCACGTAGTATTTCGAGGTGAGCTAATCGCTGTATAAGCCTCATCAGCGTATTGTGAGGCTGTTTTAATGGCTTGATCCATAGACATACCGCCCCTAGAAACTAAGCCGCCAAATGCTGAGGAAAACAGCAGTATCCATTCATCTGGCTTTTGTTTAGATTTATGTGCATTACTTGGCTCTATATGCACATTATGTTCAATATTTTGAACATTCCACTTAGGATCGTCTGGATTCTTCCGAGGTCTAGCCATTGGAGATTCTTTCTATTTCGCGGTTTAAGTACCATTGAGCTTTAAGCAGATCCTCTAGCTTGTCACCTTTTTTACCTGCCCTTGAGATGTATTTAACAACATTCCCAAGGTGGAAATTAAGGGCTTTAGCCTCGATAAAGTCGATGGTCTGGGTACCGCCATCTTGATAGTGCTGAGGGTTGATAGAGTCACTCATTCTTTACGAAGACTCCATCTTTATTGAGATAGCCCTTGCGGTCTTTAATCTCGTCGTAAGCGTCCTGGAGGCATCTCGTTAGGTCTAGGTCTTCTAAAGCCCCCACCACAATAAGACAAACAAGCACATCACCAAGCCCATCAACAATAGCAGGTCGATCCCGTTTAATAATGGCATCTGCTAACTCTCCCATTTCTGAGACTGCTTTTAGTAATTGTGTTTTAGAGTCTGAGTTAGCTATGATTCCCCTAGCTTCTGCCCAGCGGATTACATCGAGTTCTACGATATTCCAACTCATTTAGACAGTTCCTTAATCTCAGCAATAGGCAGTCCGAATACTTCATGGATAGCGATCATCATCTCTGCTGAGACTTTAGCCTTACCGTTACGCAGTCGGCTAATTACTGGAGCAGCTACACCTAGCTTAATGGATAGCTGACGGTCATTTTTAATGTCGAATCGTTTTTGCAGTTCATCAAGAATCACGTATTTCTCCTATAGTTAAGGTTGTTGATGTTGCTTCTCTCGGGTTCTATAGTCCGATGGCTAAGTTAATACCAAACAACACCAACACGGCTGACCACTGCTCTTTCCCCGTCTTGCCTACCATAGTGACCTAGTGTTCTATGGCTTTCCGGTTCTGGGTTAGTCCGCTTTGCGCTTTCGCGTCCAGCAATGGTCATGCGTCTTGGTGCAGGGTCACTAGAATTTGGAGCATCGCAAAGGAGGTTCTAGCCCCTGCTGCCGATGTTACGCGCCACTATCGGCTAGGCGTATTGGGTGAGCCTACTCGCTGCACTGTATGATGAACCCTATGTTAATCAAAGAACAGAATCCGCTTTCGGCTCGTAAAGGTGGAGATACTCACAAGAAGGAGTGAACCGACCAAAGTCTCCTGCCAGCTTGCTTTCTCTCCGTAGCTTAGAAGGGTATATCCTGATCGAAATCCCCTAAATCTTCTTCCTGCTTAGGTTTAGCTTTAGGCTTTGCATCTTTAGGTTTAACTGACAGGCTAAAGAACTTCTTACCGTCTTTGCTAGACTCTTTAATCCAAGCTGACAGCCAGTAATCAGTACCGTCTACGTTAAGTGATCCTGAATACTCTGGATGCTTGTCTTCTGTCTTATTCAGGTTTTTAGAAAGAATCCCGCGATTAGTATTGTCGTATTGCATAGTTTTCCTTAGCTAGTAAATTTCTTAATTGCACTACGTTGCTTGCTATCGAATTGGCTCCAGAGTGCTGTTTTCCAGTCTGCATCCAACTCGAGCGAATTGATGTACTCAACTGCACCAGCTACATCATCCTTGTTCAGCATCAGGACTGCATTCATAGCAAAGCTATTCACCATCTCCTGTTCTTCTGCTGATAATCCATCAAACACATCTTTAGTAATAGGCTTGGCTGACTTAGGAGCCTCTGAGCCTGTTGTAGCGTCTAGTGCATCGTGCTCAACAATCTCAAGTGCCGTAACGTAAAGGTATCTACGTGAGTACGTCTCTACAGCACCGAGGTTCTGGATAGGATGACAGCCCTTTAGGTGAGCATCAGCCATCGGGCTAGTAAATGTAATAGCCCCACCGTTATCAGTATCGATAATACGCAGAGTAGCCAACTCTTTATCAAAGCTGATGACTGAGCAGAGTCCAAGTTCATTGAATATCTCGTTAATAGTTGGAAGGAAATCACTAAGCTCAAAGTAAAAATAGCCGCTAAACTTATTGTGCCCTGACTTTTTTAATGGCGCTGCTTGCAACATCATCCTAGCCTTTTGCAGCTTTGCGTACACTTGATATTCAGACATTATTTATCCTTTATTGAATTTTTTATACTGCATAATATTGAATTGCCGAACTTCCTGAACAGGCTGTACCGGCTTAACCTTAGCTTGCATTTCCTTACGAGCCTTTGCAAACGTCTTAGCAATGTTTGTATTAGACGCAGTAACATATTTGAATGATGGGTCTAGTATGGATTTACTCATATTGAACAGGAAATAAGATATAGAACAATCATTATTACACCACAGAAAACTGGATGTCTAGCAAACCAGTCATTCGTCGATAGCAGTTTGTTCACGTTTCATCCTTTCCATTTCGATAAGCATCATATCTAGCTTGCCTACTGCTGTACCAAATGTTTCACATTCTTTGCCTATTGCTTTGCAGAGCATTTGACGGGCAATTTCCATGCCTTCAGCAAGGCCATCCTTATATGCCTGAGTTCTAACGTCACTGATTATTGGATTTTCCATTTTCAAGCTCCTTGAGTTGATCTTTGAGTTTCCAGTAACCAGCGCGGTCTAAGGCCATTTCGTAACTACCGTCCTGGCACTTTTTCCAGTACGCATTAGATGTTTCTAGTTCTGCTATCTTTGCTTTGATTTCATCGATATTCATATTAGTCTCCTAGTAGCCGCGTGTTGCGGTGAGTGAATATTCTCATAAAATGATGACTGTGTGTAAAATTATTTCTAT